AGCATGATTTTTTAAAACAATACCAGATTTTTTATTAATATTTTCTTCTTTATCCATTTCTTCCAGAATATCCTTTATTTCGGATAGTTCGGGTACTTTTTTCAGTGTTTTTGAAATATTTCTACTATAAATTTTATCTATAGAGTTGTGATTTTCTATATATTTACGAAGATGAGATCCTTCTAACGGGGTAATCTCACTCTTAGAAAAATATTTATATACAGGTAAAAGTCTGGTGGTTGGAATTGATTTGAATCTTGACATACACATTTCAGTAGGATTAAAATTTTTGTTGTCATAAAGAATATCTTCAAAAATCTGATTATCACTAAGCATACCATACCCCACAGAACTTAATACGGATTCCTTATAACCAATAGCAACTGCGAGAGGTTTGTTAGATAAATCAAGTTGATCTAAGTCATCAATTCCGACAATGATTGATTTAGCTTCAGGAGAAGAAGCACTTTCATCTACAATTTTTTTAACAATTTTCTTAGTTTCACGAATTTTTTTAGGAGAAATACCAGGGGTAATTTCATTTAAAATTTTAAATACTTCAAGAAAATTATCAGTCGCTATTTCTGTAATTGGAATATCATTGCCGTTCTTTGTTGTGATAACGCGGTTGATTTCATTTAAATTTTCTTGATTTTCCTTATAGCTAATAAAAATAAAATGTTCTTCAATATTTTCTAATTCGTCAGATGTTAAACATGATAAGAAGTCAGTAATGATTGACTGAATATCTTCATCTGTAAAAGAATAACCCATAAAAATAATTGGTGATTCAGAAAATAGGATCAAAAGTTTTGCAATAAATAATTTTCTGGATTCATTAAATTCATCATAATCTTTTTCCGTGATCATAATAGTATTAGCATCGTTTGCAGAGCCATGAATTTTATAGATTTCTGCGATATTATAACTATCCTTAGAAAATAATTCATGCTGTCTTGTAAAAACAGTGTAATCATCTGGAAAAATATATTTTTCTAAAAATAAGTCATAGTTTGTTGTAATAACAGCAGAAATTTTGTTCTTTAGTTTTTTAAATTCTTCTAATTCTTTTAATAATTCTGGATTGCGGTTAAGCTTCATTTTCTTAAAATAGTTAGCAAGAAACATTTTATATGGAGATATTCCACGCTTTACCCAACTAGGGTTTCGGATATTCCCAACTTTCAATTTTATTTTGCGGTCGTAAAATGCGTTATTATATTCTTTTTCAATTACGGTTCCAAGAGCTGTATTTATTTCAAAATCGGAGAAACCTTGACGTTTAAAGGTATCAACATATTTTTGAAATTGAAAGTCATCTTTACAGAACTGAGAAAAGGATAATTTAAGCAATTCATTCCAGTTAGGATATTTCCAAAGATATCTCTTGGAAATACCAGAGCCAATAAATAATACTGGCATTTTATTACTATGGGAAATTTTATGTAAAATTGTATCCATACATTATTCTCCTATGTGAAAAGTGTTATAAAGTAACTTTGTCAGACTCTGACAAAGTTATTTTGCATAAAATTATATAAATGCAAAAAGAGCCTTGGAATAGATATTATCCAAGGCTCTTTTACGGCCGATCATCAGCCATTCGCTAAAATATAAGATAGTTTCTTGAGCCTTGTCAAGTATTCTTGTTAAAATTATTGAAAATTGTTACTGGATTTTTATTATTTGGATAGCTGGTAGCTGTTTTTTTAAAAAAAATTATGAATCATGCTTGTTTTTGCATAGTTTCTTTCATTTTTAAAGAAATCCTGTATTGATCGGCATCAGGAACTTCGACAAATTCTACGGTTTTATCAAAATTATTTTTGACAACATCTTTAATTTCATCCAGGGAAACTTTAAAAAATTCTCTTCGTTGGTTTACAAGATTTAATTTTCGATCTTCAAAAGCTTTATGTAATTTTGCTTCCAGAGCTGGAGCATCTTCTGAAAATATCATAGCATGTACATCAAATTTGAAAGGAACAGAAGCATCACCAAGTTCATCAACTCGTTCCTGAGGATTTAATCTTCGTGTCATTCCGATTTTATATATTCCTTCGCCAAATGATCCAATGTTAGAAATTACATATACATATCCAGCTTTTTGGTTAGCTTCTCTATAGTCGATATTTTTGATTTTGGTATCAATGTCAGATAAAGACTGTATAATTTCCTCTTTCTTTTTATTTAAATCTTCAGTATCTTCATCAGAAGAAGAGGATAATTGCTTATTAATATTAGAAAGGGCCTGTTCATAATGTTTACGTTCTTTATCAATATTTTTGCGTTGTTCCTTAAGTTCTTTTTGCAATCGTGCTTCTTCACGTTGTTGGGCTCTTAATTCGGCTTTTTCTTCTTTCTCACGTTGCTTTTGAATCTGATATTCCAATGATAATTGAAGCTCTTGGATTTTTAGATCATAATAGTCAGAAGTTATAGAAATAGCCATTGTTACTCCTAATTTAGCAATTGCATTAAAGCTTCGTTCCATTTTTTTAACAGAGGAATTGTAGTTATTGTATTTTATCTTATTAATAATTTCATCGCATTCACTGTTAAATGCACGGAGCAGTAGTTTTTGCATATCCTTTATCATTTTGCGTCCTCTGACGACACTTCCATTGACTTGCCAGTCGGCACTACCAGATACCGCAGAACCGTCTTTGATCATGGCTTTTTGCATATTGCGTATATTCGTAAGTTCTGCTTTATAAGAATCCGCATTAAGAAAAGAATATCGCGGTTCATATAATCCAAAGTCTTGAACTAAGATTTCATCAGAAAATGTGATTATAGATTTCTTTAGCCCTTTTATGGTTGATTGTAACTCATTAATTTCATCATTGTATGCAACAATAAGTGATTTTTGTTTAGTAATTTCAGATATATATTTGTCATATTGTTCTTTTAATTTCTGTTCTTGCATTACTTTTTGATGTGCAAATTCAACCTGAGATTCAGCAATCTGTTTTTTTAATGATTCTAGATCTTGCATTTCTGGAGTGAGTAATGATTCCAGTGCTGCTTTTTCATTTTCAAGAATAGCGATTTTTGCTTCCATTTTGGAATTGGTATTTTCTAATTCCTGAATCTTATCATTTAATTCGTTGTTTCCAAATATTGAATTTAATAAACCCATTATACCCCCCTGTATTCTATGTTGACATTTTCCTGTGTGTTATTTAAGTATTTGATTCGAAATCAGCTAATAGGATTGACTAAGGAAGCTCTTCAGCTAGCTGATCGAAATCAGGGTGCTCCCAAAAAGGATCTTCGGGAGGTTCTAAAGCTAACTGCTCATTACTCTCTGGATTCGAATTAGGAGAATGAAGTTTCTGATTCCAGTCCTGCAAGAATCCCTGATCGTAAAAAATAGATTTATTTCCAGATATAGGACAATATCGTGCGTTAGTCGGTAAGATCATATTGTAGCTACAATTACCAATATAATTACAATCGCCAATACATCGGTTTACAAGATAAGATCCACAGATTTGGCAATATTCACCTTGGATATTCGTTTGTTCGTTTTGACATCTCGGACATTGGATCAATTTTCCAGAAGTATAAGTTTCGAATCCTTTATATATCATGTTTCCATCACCCCATTTCAGTGTGTTTTTATTGCCGCAGATAGGGCAATATTTTCCATATTCTTGAAGTAAAGTTGCGCCACATGTTCGGCAGTAATATTTATAGATGAAGTCGTAATAATATTGAAGAAGCTGATTATCATATTCATCTTCAATATTTATGTGAGATATCCATTTTTCATAAGCACGAAAACGATGTGTAGCTGCATTACTTGATATCTTACAGAAAGTTTTAAGTTCATTGATAGTAGAGACTCTGAACTTAAACAAAACAATATGAGGAACAAGAATTAATTGTGCGAAATAATCAGCTTCTTCTTCAAGATAGTTATAGGTAGAATCGTTTAAGCCATTTCGAAAAAGCTTATTATATTTGTAAAATTCATGATGCCTCAATACTATATGCCCTAACTCATGGGCTAAGTTCCATCGAACTCTATTTGAGTGAAGAATGTTAAAATCTAAGTCATTATAGTAGATGGAGTAACGTTTGTTTCCATCCCAGACAGCATAAGAATCTTTTGTTTCTGCATTTATAATTAACTCTTCATAAGTTATATTATGCTTTCGAATTTGACTACTATAAGTAATTAATTTGACATTATTCATTCCTCTAATAATATTTCCAATTTTAACAGGTACGCAAGGCTGTCCGTATTTTTTTAAAATTGAAAGTACACGATTTTTAATTTCAGCCCTGCGATTACTCGATATCTCCAGAATCATCTTCATCCCAATTATATTCATCAAAATTTGCTTTTAAAATGTTCATTAGTTTTGCTTGGTCTTTTGCAGACATCTTACTTTTTTCTCTTTGTATGATAACAAGATCTTGATCAAAATGCTGTTCATTAGAAGTTGAGTTTGCTTCATTATTCCAACCCATTAAATATGCAGGGGTGACATGGCAAAGGTTTGCAACAGCTTCTATTTTGTCTGATGGTATGTTAGTAATAAGATTATTTTCATATTTATATAAAGTTTGTTTTGACACATTAATTTTAGCTGCAAAATCAACTTGGCTCATTCCCATCCTTTTTCTTGATAGTTGTATTCGTTCTCCTACAGTCATTAATATCATCTCCTTTCTGAATAATTTTATGTTATCACAAAAAAGTTATAAAAGCAACCAAAAGTATCTTGACAAGTTACTTTTTTGTGCTATAATTAAAGTAACTTAAAAAGTTACGGAGGTGAGAAAGTGGTAAGAACAGACAAGCTTCGAGGAATTATATCCGAAAGAGGTTTAACACAAACAAAAGTAGCTCGATTAATAGGAATTACGCCAAAAACATTTTATGAAAAAATGGCAAAAGGTGTTTTTGGAAGCGATGAGATCGAGATTATGATCAAAGAACTTCATATAGAAAATCCGATTGAAATTTTTTTTGATCTTAAGTAACTTTTAAAGTTACTATATTAAATAACAGATGACTTAATTCCTTGCCCGATCGTTGATGCTAATCCGATTGCATAGGAATAAAAAGAAAACAACCCCGACACAGTTAGCTTCTTTTCAATATAAAAAACATTCACGTGATCAGGCAAGGAATTGAGTCATCTGGCGAAAGGTAGGTGATGTTATGAAAGATAAAGCAGACAAGACCTTTAGTATTGGTAATGGAACTGTTCATATTCACGGAACAGTTAACCAGGAAAAGATAAAGGATGCAACAGCAGAGTTCTTAAAGGAGGTTGAACGAAGAAAGAGAAAGGCGAAGAAAGAAAAACAAGCAGTCTAGAAAGGTACATAACAGTACACTGCAAATTACAAGATAATAAAAACAACCCAAGAAACACAGACGACTTAAACACGCTGGTCAAATTGAATATGTCGCTATGATCCCAATCTATAGCATAACAATAACTGCAAAACATAAACAATTAAATCTCTTCTTGATATAAAACATTGACCTATAAAAAATTAAAAATTGAATATAGAACTGGCCAGCGTGTTTAAGTCGTCTGGTAACAAACAAAAGAAAGGTAAGGTGTATATTTTGGAAAATGTACGAAGATACGAGGTATACGAAGATCGTTTCGCAGAATCAAAGAAAAAGATTCAGAAGGCGATTGATCGTCAGAGAAAAATGAACAAGGTTCGAAAGAAGATTGAAAGGATGGTGATCTGCCACATCATTGGATTATTGTTTGCTGGATCAACAGCAACCTTGATGATTCCAGAGCTTATTGAAGCAAGAGGATATTTTGCATTCGGTGGCGAATGGATGCTGTTTGGTGTGTTTTATATCATTGGGTATTTAGGAATGAAATACATCAATGAGAGAGGAACAGAACAATGACAACAGGATACAAAAAAAGGTGCCCACAAAGCAGCAACTCCGTTAGGCACACAAATAAAAGTTCAGAGAAAATTATACCACAGATTAAGGAAGGAAACAAACATGAAAGATAAATTTTTAGCGAAATGCGACAATGCGGTAATCAAGAGCTGTCGATTTGCAGAAGTAGGAGACGAAGATAAAGCGTTCAAAGTGTTGGAAGATATGGCAGAAGAGGCAGTAACAGAAGTTCTTGGATATGTCAATCCAATTTCAGAACATACATCGGTGTTTATCGTGCCAGTTTTAAGAGCGGTTTCAGATGCTTTAGAAAAAGGATTAACTGACTATGACAAAGGAATTTCTGAATATATCGAATCATTCTTAGGAAGAAGTGTTAAATCTGAGATCACAAAGGAGGAAAATGATAATGGGAAAAATGATCTTGATCACACCAAATAATGATGTGAAAGAACTTGAATATCCAGATGAGGGACTTAAATCATGGAAAAAGTTGAAAGAACACATTGGAAACAGATGTGAGTTAATTGAACACGTACAGCCCAAGAGATTATATACAGAGATCGGTGCAGGAATTGAGATTAAAAATGTGCCGGGATCAAAAGTAAGCATGTTGGTTGATGAAGAATTTTATTTTCATTGCGATGAAATCAAATTAAATAAGATAGCTTCATGGCTGTATGAGACAGATCGCCATGGATACCCGATTCTTGGAAATGCTTTGATCATTGGAGAGAAGTATGGAAATGCAGGAATTGAGTTTTGTGAAATGTCAGAAGAACAGTTTGATCTTGTCTTTCCTAAATTAGAAGAATTAGGAAAGAGGTTTAAAGATGCAGGAGATTAAGATTAGCAAAGGAATCAAACGGATCCAGTTTGATTCCTTTGATTCCTGGTTAAATGCCAGACATGGAATCGGTGGATCTGATGCATCTGCGGTATTAGGACTCAATCCATATAAAACCAATATAGAACTGTATTTAGAAAAGACAGGGCAGGGAACAGCTCCAGATATTTCGGATAAGGACTATGTGAAGTATGGGCATGATGCAGAGCCATTGCTTAGATTGCTGTTTGCACTTGATCATCCAGAATACAAGGTTGAATACTTCGGAGACAACATGATCCGGAATGAAAAGTATCCATGGGCACATGCATCCTTAGATGGAGAACTGACCGATCAGGATGGTCGCAAAGGAATCTTAGAAATCAAGACAACTAATATCTTGCAAAGCATGCAGAGAGAAAAATGGAGAGATCAGATTCCGGACAACTATTACATACAGGTGTTGCATTATCTGTTAGTTACTGAATATGAGTTTGTTGAACTGAGAGCACAACTTAAATCAGTATGGCAGGGCCAGATCAGACTGGAGACAAAAGATTATCATATTGAGCGATCAGATGTAGAAGAAGATATTGAGATATTAAAACAAGCGGAAGAAGAGTTCTGGCAGAAAGTCGAAAAAAGGCAACAGCCACATTTAATCCTTCCGGAAATATAAAAAGGAGAAATGTATGGAACTTAAGATATACAATCCACAGGAAGAGGGATTCTTACAAAAGATTGATTGGAACTTTGAAGAGTTAAAAAGCGAGATCACAAACAAGGCAAATGATTATATGAGCCTTGTTTATACTCCTGATCAAATGAAAGAAGCTAAAAAAGATCGTGCAGCTCTACGAAAGTTTATTGCAGCATTAGAAGATAAAAGAAAAGAGATCAAGAAACAAGTTATGATTCCGTATACAGATTTTGAAGAAAAGGAAAAAGAATTAGTTTCTATCGTGAATCAAGCAGTGGCTAATATCGATGATCAGATTAAAGGATACGATGAAGCTATCAGACAAGAAAAACTTGAAAAGGTTAAAGAGATCTATGCAAAAACGATCGGCGGTTTAGTTGATATTGTGACATTTGACAAGATCTTTAAGGAATCCTGGCTAAATGTGTCAACGACATTGAAATCTATCACAACAGAGATCGCAGAGATCAGAGATAAAGTTGACAGCGATCTGAAAGTAATCAGTGCAGATACAAGTCCTTATGTTTTTGAAATGAAAGAAGAATATCTGAAAGCTTTTGATCTGAACGCTGCAATGATGAAGAAACAGAAGTTAGAGGAGACCGCCAAGAAGAAAGCCTTATTTGAGGAAGATCAGAAGCAGAAGGAGGAGCAGAGACAGCAGCAGTTAAAAGAAGAAGCACAGAAAGTAGTATCTGCAGGTGAAAGCAAAGAAGTGCTAGAAGAACTAATAGAAGCAGCAAAGCCAAAATGTACAGGAGAAAGAACCGTAGCAATTACATTCCGTTGTGTTGTAAAAGAACACAACTTTAAGGAAGTTAATGCGAGACTCAGTCTAGTACAAAAAGTATGTGAAGAATTTGAAATCATAAATCCAAAGGAAGAGGAGGACTTATAAAATGTCAGTTGGAAACAGTTTAGTAAATAGACAGCAGAAAACAGGATTAACAGCATATCTTACAAATGATGCTGTAAAAAATCAGATCAACAATGTAGTTGGTGGTAAAAATGGAGATCGTTTCATTGCTTCTATCGTATCTGCAGTACAGGTTAATTCAGATTTACAGGAATGTACAAACCCATCAATTTTGAGTGCTGCATTGCTTGGAGAGTCATTAAAACTCTCTCCATCCCCACAGCTTGGACAGTATTACATGGTTCCGTTCAGAAACAACAAAAAAGGATGTAAGGAAGCACAATTTCAACTTGGTTATAAAGGATACATTCAGTTAGCAATCCGCTCAGGGCAGTACAAGAAATTAAATGTCCTGGCGATTAAAGAAGGAGAACTGGTTCGATTTGATCCACTGAATGAAGAGATCGAAGTAAATCTGATCGATGATGAGGAAGTAAGGGAAGAAGCAAAAACAATCGGATACTATGCAATGTTTGAATATACAAATGGTTTCCGAAAAGCTATGTATTGGTCCAAAAAGAAAATGGAAGCACATGCATTAAAGTATTCCAAAGGGTATGCAGCAAAAAAAGGATATACATTCTGGGAGAAAGATTTTGATGGAATGGCTTATAAGACAATGCTTCGCCAGCTGATCAGTAAATGGGGAATCATGAGCATTGATATGCAGAATGCAATGGAATCTGATATGGCGGTGATCCATGAAGATGGAACAAAAGATTATGTAGATACAGTTTCAGAAGAAAATATTGTAGCAGATCAGGATCTGCAGGAAGCAGTAGAGGAAACACCAGAACCAGAAAAACAGGAACCGCAGGAAGAATCAGCAAAAGAAGAACCACAGCAGTTCTTTAAATAAAAGAAAGGAGCAACACAATGAAACATTTTAATTTAGAGGAGTTTGCAGGAGGGAAGCTTTCAGTACAGCTCAATAAGGCTTTAGAAAAAGTCACTGAAAACATTCAGGATCCCAACACAGATGCACAGAAGGTAAGAAAGATTAATGTGTCAATCTCTCTTCGTCCAAATGATGAAAGAAATTTTGTATCAACTACAGTTGAAACGAAGTTAAGTCTTGCACCAGAACTTGGAGCTACAACAGCACTGAGTATGGGCAGAGATCTTCGCACCGGAGAGGTTGAAGCGGTTGAAATCTTTAACCAGATTCCTGGTCAGATGAATGTTGATGATGTGATCGACCAGGAAGAAGATGAAACACCGAAAGCATTTGATCCGGATACTGGAGAGATCTACGAACCAAGCAACAAAGTCATTGATTTAAGAAAAGCAAAACAGGCATAGGAGGATACATAACAATGGATAATACATTTTTAAGAGAAGCAATCGAAAAGATCGAAGAACTGACAGACAGTGCAAGAGAGCCACACGTTGTAGAAATCGCAGGAAAGACTTATTGCGATAAATCTATGTCACGATATGACAGAGAAGAATTTGCAGAACCATTGACAGCTACAAGTCTTAATTCTCTGATCGATTATATCAGTGGAAAGAGTGAAGAGTTAAGAGAATCTATGATCATTCACGTAGAATCTCCAACAAGAGTAAGATTACTATCTGGTCTTACACAGGAAAGAAATCGAGAAGAATTATTCCGCGTAGGTACAAATCCAAATGGTTTTGATTTCGATCATTACTATGATCAGGAAGCGTTTGTAATCAACATGCAGACTGCCTTTAAACAGAGTGATGAAACAGAACTGATTCTTTCAGTTGCTGGAAATGTAGAAAATAAAACAGTGGCCAACTATGGAGATGATGGAGTCAGCCAGAAAGCTACGATCACAAAAGGCATTGCAGGAAAAGAAGATGTGATCGTACCGAATCCGGTAACACTTCGTCCATATCGTACATTTTTGGAAGTAGAACAGCCAGAAAGCAAATTTATCTTCCGAATCAGTGAAGGTTCTAACGGAGAACCATTATTCAAACTTGTTGAAGCTGATGGTGGTCTCTGGAAGTATGAATCAGTAGATGCTATCAAGAAATATTTAACAGAGAATTTACTGGAAGAACTGTTAAAAGTGATCACGATCATCGGGTAGCAGTTATGGAGACAGTTAGATTTACAGTCCCTGGTGCACCGAAAGGAAAAGCCAGGGCAAGAACTGTCCGTAGTAAAAAAGGTGAAACATTCTCATATACGCCAGAAGGTACTATGTTGTATGAGAATCTGATCAAGTGCTGTTACAGGCAGGAATCAAACAACATCATTTTTAATGATGGACAGCCTTTAAAAGTAACGATCATAGCTTATTATCCGATCGTTAAGAGTACAAGCAAGAAAAAGAAACAGCAGATGTTGGAAGATCTTATATTTCCAACGAAGAAACCAGACATTGACAACATTGCAAAAAGCATTCTGGATGCATTGAATAAATTAGCATACAGAGATGATACGCAGGTGGTAACGCTGCATATGGAAAAGCATTATGCAGAGGACCCACGAGTTGAAGTAGAGATAGAAGAAATCAAATAAGAAAAAGGAGAATCGTTTTGGCCAGACATAAGAAACGAGGTATCGAATATTTTTCTTTGGATTGTAATTTCTTTTCGAACAGGAAGATAAAGATCCTGAAATCCAGATATGGAGCAGATGGGATCACAATTTTTATCTATCTTCTTTGTGAAATTTACAAAAATGGATATTACATCATTGTAGATGATGATTTTTACTATATCATGTCGGATGATCTGAACATGAATAGTGACAAGGTGAAGCAAGTCTTGACATTCTTACTGGAACGGTCGATGTTTGATAAACAGCTTTTCCAGTCGGACGCTGTCCTGACTTCTGCCGGAATACAGGAGAGATTTCAGTTAGCAGTAAAAACAAGAGCTAAGAAGAATCCAATAAAAGTCGACAGGTTCTGGCTTTTAAATGAAGAAGAAACAGAACCTTTTATTAAAGTTACCCATTTTGAAGATAATTCCGAGAATAATACGGATAATTCCAAGAAAAATAACGATAATTCCCGAGAAGAATCCCTAAAGGAAAGTAAAGTAAAGGAAAGTAAATATTATTATAGCAATCCAGATCTGAACAGAGAGTTCTGTCTTTATCTTGATATGAGGAATCATACTGGACCAACATTATCTGCAGAACAGATCAATGCCTTGAAAGAAGAACTAGATTCTCTGGCTGAGAACGATTCTGATAAGTTGGGCATTGTAAGAAAAGCATTTGGTGGAGGATATAAGAGTTTCTTCCCTACGTCAAAGAAACGGAAGAAATCAACACCGAAACCAAAGAAAGAAGAAACTATACACAATTTTACACAGCGAGAAGTCAAAGATTGTGAGTTTGAGAATCTGGAAAGACAGTTATTAAAGAAACAGTTAGGAGATGACATAGTGTATGGATAGGATTGAACAGACAATCAGTAGTGTTGAAGTTGCTGAGATGGTAGGTAAAGCACATAACAAACTGATGAGAGACATAAGAGAATACATTGATCAATTAGCACAGTCCAATCTTGGACACGACGAATTTTTCAATGAATCAACATATGTAGATAATAACAATCGAACTCGACCTTGTTACCAGATCACAAAGAAAGGCTGTGAATTTATCGCTCATAAACTCACAGGAATTAAAGGAACCGAGTTTACAGCAAGATACATTGAGCGATTTCATGACATGGAGCAGTTGATTGCAGATCATATACCTCAAGGAAAAGAACTATTAGCTTTAGCTGTCCTGGAAGCTAACAAGACAATTGAAGAGCTTGAGAATAAAAATACAGCACTGCTTGAAGATAATCAGCGTATGAAGCCAAAAGAAGTGTTTGCAGATGCTGTAACAGAAAGCGATACGTCAATTTTGATCGGAGAGCTTGCAAAGATTCTTAGACAAAATGGCGTGAAGACTGGTCAGAACAAGTTGTTTCAGTGGATGAGAAACAATGGTTATTTGATCAAGAGAAAAGGATCTGATTGGAATATGCCAACACAACGAGCGATGGATATGGGATTGTTCGAAATCAAAGAAACAGTGATCAATCATCCAAATGGTTCCACGAAGATCAATAAGACACCAAAGGTCACTGGTAAAGGGCAGCAGTATTTTATTAATAAGTTGCTTGCTGCAAGCTGAGAAAAAATGAAGCATCCGGTTGATCTCTGTCCGTAGCAACCAACAACCAAGATTGTTGTAAAAAAGTCGTAGTAATAGTCGTGGTAGTTGTGATTTTGGGGATGATCTTAAGCGACAGGGCGTAAAAAGATGATCACATATGCGGACAGAGATCAGCCGGATGGACTGAATTATATACCACAGTAACTATTAACCGCATAAGAAACAGCCAGTATAAGCCATGAGCCTGCTGCCTAAGGCAGTGGGCAGAAAGGAGAACTGATGGCAGATTACAGCAAAGGATTTAAAAGACGTGTTGTACAGTTATGGATCCAACATGGTATGTCAACAAATGAGATCAGCAGAACATCAGGTATCGATCACAAAACGTTGATGAAGTGGTATAAGCGTTTTTACCCTGAGATAACAGGGGGGGGCAAACGAGACAAAGTGCAAGGATTTAAGATGGCACTATATAGGCAATTGTGCCGGATACCATAAGTAAAGGAGTACGATCAGACAGTTTGGTTCTTTACCTGAGGGATTCTTCAAGTAACTATTAACCAAGCAATCAATACCAAACATATTTTTTCAGGTTCTTTTAAATGTAATTTCTCAAATATTAGATTTAGTTTTTTACAATTTTCCAAATCAAAAAACGAAGAATCACAAGACTTTATAAGATCGGGCAAAAGATAACAGATCAGCGATCAGAGATAAAGGCGTTGTATCAGGTAAAGAACCAAGCTGTCTGAGAAAACGATATGAGATATAAAGAAAATTTCAAGAAAGGAATGGTCCGGCTGATCATCTCAACAGGGATAAGCTACAAGAAGCTGTCAGAGCTTACAACGATCAGCCAGCCAACATTGAAAAAATGGGATGATGAATACCGGCAGGAGTGCCTGGATGAGAAGAAGAGAGAAACTGAGAGACTAAAGAAGCAGGAAGAAGAGAGCATGAGATGCACGGCGTGGCACCAGTATGGATCCGGTGCAGGTCGGTTTGAGTAGAAGGAGATAAAAATGACAGAGCAAAAAGAACAAGAGATCGTAGATAGAGTTGAAAAGAGAGTTTTAGAAAAACTCGAAAAGAGTGTATGTAAAGAAGATACACAGAAAGTATTACAAGAACCAAGAAATAAATGGTTTAAAGATGCAAATGGATTCGGAACAGATTCGTTAATGGCAAATGCATTGGGAAATTCATTCATAGCATGGAGTGCATGGGAGCAGATTCGGCGATTAACATGTGTTGCTTGCGGAAAGAAATATGTAAGGCAGCTTACAGAAGACGATCATGCAGAAGAGGTATGTGAGCAGATTTGCCAGACAATTTATGATATTGCAATGATGAGAAAGAAGGATGGTCAAAATGGGGAAGCTTGATAAAGAACAAGAAGCCAGAATGGCAGGAATGGCATATGCGTTAGGCATTGCAGAAAAAAAGGGAATTGATGGATTAAGAAAAGAGCTTCAGATGCGAGGAGCATTGAGAGTTGGACTTCTGATCGACAACGACAGATTAGATAAAGCTTTTGAAATCCTAGCAACAACACTCTATGGAAACATCATGACAACAGCATTATCAGCACTGGCAGATAGCGAAGGCTTTGGAGAAAAAAGGCTTCGAAGATTCAAAGAGGCATATGATTATAAATCCATGTGCCTGGTATCTCTGGATCAGTACGCAGAACATTTTGTAACATTTGAAGACATGGCAATTGATTTAAAGAAACGTTATAACATTGACATGAATGCAGAAATGATTGCATCAAACCAGGAAGTGATCGATAAAGGGCGAAGAGTGTTACCGAATGTGATCAAGTTATTGGAGCATGAGAATCAACACGAGGCAGCAGATGTATTAAGAGAACATTTACATGAGGCGGTGGCAGTATGGTAAATAAGAAAGAATTTAAAGGCTACATCTGTGAGATCACAGGCAAGAGAATCAATGAGATGAAGTTGTGTCCGGACAAGCAGCAGAAGTTAAAGGTTCGGATCAAGTGTGATAAGAGCTGCATTTATTGCGAGAAGGAGAAAAAAGCAGATGAGCGATGACTGGAAAGAGCAAAAGAAAAGACAAAAAGCTATCTTCACAGCACAACAGAATCTGCCATATGACGTAAAAGTAAGAAGGGCGGAGTTTAGAGTAAGAGAGTTTATACAGGAACTTGATCGCAGAGGAATGAATGCACATGTAAGTGTAGGCGGTTTGGATAGTATCGTTCTTTTGATGTTTTTAAGAAGTAGGGGGATCGATGTACCTGCAGTATCAGTATCATCCCTGGAAGATAAAAGCATTATCAAAGTACATAAGCAGCTTGGAGTAATATCATTGCGACCAGGAAAACCAAAGACAGAAATCTTACAAGAGTTTGGCTTTCCAGTGATCAGCAAGAAGATTGCAGGACGAATTGACACGTTACAGAATCCAACAGATCGCAATAAGACGGTCAGGCATGCGATCATAACTGGAGAATGTGGAGCACAAGGACATTTTGCAAAGAATAGCCGGATGAAGCTACCGAGGAAGTGGCTGCAGCTGTTCGCAGGATACGAAAACGAGAATGAAGGTGTGAATTATCAGATTGCACCATTCAAGGTAAGTAATAAGTGCTGCCTATACATGAAAGAAAAACCATGTGAGGTTTATGCAAAAGAAAACAATAGTGCACCATTCTTGGGACTTATGGCAAGTGAAGGTGGACAGAGAGAAGAAGCATTAGTAGAGCATGGATGTAATTACTTTGGGAAATCGGTAATCCGATCAGCACCATTTGCACCATTCTTGCGACAAGACTTGCTACAGCTTGCATTAGATCTTGATGTGCCAGTGCCAGAAATCTATGGAGAAATCGCAAGGAAAGCAGATGGAACGCTGTATACGACAAAAGCACAAAGAACAGGATGCTCGATGTGTGGATTCGGAGTGCATCTCGAGAAAAGACCACATCGATTTGATATGTTGAGAGATCGCAATGAAAAAGAATGGGAGTTCTGGATGTATCGATGTTGTGTAGATCAAGAAACAGGAGAACGATTCGGATGGGGACGTGTCTTAGATTACATCGGAGTAAGATGGGAAGATAAGTGGGAACCGGAGCCGGAGCAGTTAGAATTTCATTTTTGTTAAGAAGGAAAGGAGATAGTGAAGATCTATGTTGATACAAGCAGAAGATAAAACGATTTTGAATACGCAATGTATACGAGATATATGGATTTACAAACATCAGTTCAAAGATAATGAAAAGAAATACTATGTTGAATGTGACATGACAGGAGGTATGTCTAAAACTGTTAAGACATGTAATACAAGAGAGGAAGCAGAAAAAGCACTAGAACAAATACTTAGTCAGTACGACAGAGGACAGAGAGTCATTAAGATCAAGTAATTGTTAAAGAAAGTTAAGGAGAAGAGAATATGAATGAACAAATTACAATACATTTAGATAATTTAACCGAAGAAGAAAGAGAACAGTTAAAAAAACTGTTAAGTAAAGCGAGTGAAGAACCGAGCAAAGAAAGTCGTGTGTGGATACCAGAAAAACAGGAGAGATATTACTATATAGATGGTTTTGTAAATGTAGCCGCGGATAACTGGGATGATTATGAGGTAGATATTGACAGATTAAATGTAGGAAATGTGTTCAGAAATAGTGAGCAAGCAGAGTTTGTATCAGAAAAAATTAAAGTAAAAGCAGAATTGGAAAGATATGCTTTAGAACATAATGACCCAGATTATAGCGGAAATGATTATTACTACATAATAATGAACACAGGAGTAAAAGATACAAGTGTTTTAGAATATTGGAAAGCGAAAGTTGAAGGAGCAACACATTTTACATCGGAGAAAATTGCTAAAGATGCAATTGAAGCAGTAGGAAAAGAAAGAATCTTGAAATATTTGTTTGATGTAGATTGCGAGGAGGAAACAAATGATTAACAGTAATATCCTTAGCCCTGAATTTGAAAGGTGGTGTCGCTTATGAATTTAGAAAGAGAGAAAAAGAATTTCAAGGATCATAAAGCGACGTTTACAGATTTCGGGAACATAAAGATATTAGACTTCCAAAAACCAAATAGTTCATATTATAGAATCAGATTTTTATTTGAAGAGGATTTTTACAGATTGTATATTTCCGGCGATCTTGGAGAATTAATTGCAGCAAATTATTGCAATATGTGTTGGGATAAGTTTGAGGATTTCACAGACAATATCGGGTATTTTGATGGAAAAATAATCTGCCATAATAGACCAATTTTTGCATATGATTATGAAACAGCAAAAGCAGATGTTATGAAACACATAAAAGAATACGATCTTTATGATGAGGTTATAGACGATCAAGACGAGTTTATGTCAGAAGAAGATATAGTCGAAGAATTTTTAGAAGATGTCTTTGATGATTTTACAGAAGAAAGAGGAATCGGGCACTATGGATATGAAAAGCTTTCAGAGATTGATCCAGACATTTTTGAAGTTATTGAAGATTTTGGTAAGAGATCGACAGGAATACTTGACTTGTACATGCTGGCTTTCAAATTAGCAAAAGAACAGTTGGATAACAAATAAAAATGTAGTAGGAAGAGAAATGGAGATACAGAATATATCAGAAGTTCACGGAGAAGCAAGAGATACATCTACTACAACTGTTTTGTAGAGAGTATCGCAGATATTGATTAGAAGTACAGGAAAAGGAAGTGGAGAAAATGGGAATTAAAAATCTAACAGAAGCAGAAGAAAAAGAGTTTTACAGATTGGTTGAGAAGATGAATGGAAAAGAACCAGACAAGAAACAGGATGTAAAGGTAAAGAAGCCAATATATGGGCAAGAGTATTTTTTAATCAATAGCCATGGATGGGTTGAATGTGATACGTGGCGAGATACAGCTGTAGATAACAAAAGATGGGAATTTGGAAACGTCTTTTTGATAAGAGAGAAAGCGTTATTTGATGTAGAAAAAAGAAAAGTAGAAGTTGAACTTGAACGATATGCAAAGGAACACAATAACCCAACAATCAAAGATAGTTATTGTATTTATTATAATGAAGAAGATGAAGAACTTGATTATGACGCATGGGCTTGCGGCAAAGCACAGGGAATGGTCGTGTTCAAATCAAAACAACTTGTATTTGATGCAATCGAAGCAGTAGGAAAAGAAAGAATACTTAAATACATCTTTGGGGTAGAAAGTGAGGGAGAGGAATGAAATTAGAAGAAGCTATTAAGCACGCAAAAGGTATAGCGACAAATAAATATAATGAGGGGTTTTTGTGCCATGCAAACCCAGACGATGAAGAACTTGACAGATGTATCAAATGTGCGAGAGAGCATGAGCAACTTGCAGAGTGGTTGGAAGAACTGAAAAATCTAAGAGAATATAAGAGAAAGATGAAAACACAGTATCTTGATGATATTGAGAATCCGTTGGAACCAATTAAGCTAAGTAGTGCGTTAGAATCAGAGATATTTAAGTATGAGTATAGGGCAGAACATGATCCGCAAAAGATTAGTCCTTTAGATTATACAATCATATATGCATTAAAACATTGTTTGGAAGAACAACTGAAAGAGGTGGAATAAGATGAACATTGGAAAAGCGTTTGCAGTATTTCAACAAATAGAGTCTAAAAAATATACAAAAGATGAAAAGTACGAAGCGATACATGATGTAATAAATGCAGAGACAATAAACAGTATCACAAAAAAGCAGGTGTTAAATGTAGTGTCATGGTTGTTCAATAAGCAACAAAAATATAGATGGCACGACTTAAGAGATAATCCGAATGACCTGCCAGAAGATAATAAACAAGTTTTAGTTTCTATAAAAGATGGGTGCATTCACAGAACATGGCATGACTCTCACGGATGGAGAAACCGTAACAGTAAAATTAGATATTATAGCGATAAAAGTGTTTTGGCATGGCGAGAGATTGAAGAATTTGAAAGTGAGGAAGAATAATGGATAGAGGGGTGTTAAGAATATGATTATTGGGTTTTTAAGCGGATTATTTATCGGATCAGTTGCAGGAGTGGCAGTAATGTCACTCTGTAGTGCAGCGAAAGAGAGGGATGAGTTATGACAAGAGATCAGAAGATATGGAGATTAAATAGATATTGCGTTAATCATCAATGCAATCGACAAGAGTGTGGAATTTATCAAGAATGTTCTGCTAGTGGTGGAAAATTTTTTGAAAATTTAGATGATACAAAAATCAATGAATTGTATAGCAAACTGTTTGGAACATCAATTACCGACAGGCTGACAGGAGTAATAACAGTAAGCGATGATCTGAAAAAAGTAAAACAAGAAATGTGCGACGGTTATTGTGTGTATAAAAAAATGACACCGCATTTTGATGAAACAAGTGCAGGAGCATGCATATTATGCCCACTGAAAAATTATAAGGAGTGATACATAAATGGGATATCAAGATTGTCCATGCGTAAACTGTGATCATAAAGCAGATGGAGAGAAGAGAGTTGCATGTAGAAAGAAATGCACTGAATTTACTGCATGGAAGTTGAGTATGCAGGCAATAAGGCAAAAGAAAAAAGAAGATAAAGACAAATACTATTCGACAACCAAAGGAAAGTTTTACAAAAGAAACCTGATGAAGCAAAAAGGTGGAAGAAAGATATGGTAGATCCATGTAAAGCCTGTGCAGAGATAAACTGCATGGGCATTTGTGCCGATCAGGTGCAATACAAACAGGAGTACCAGGAGATGACAGATCGGATAAGGCAGTAGATAATAAATCGTAACAGGAGGGGAGAACGTGGACAAGAACGTACTGATCCAATACACAGACATGATTGAAGAAGTAAAAGATATAAGAAAAAGAATCTTGCAAACAGAGAAGCAGATCAGCAGGATTGAGGAAGAAGGAACCGTAAAAGACACAGTAAGCGGTGGCATGGGTGGAATACAGCACTTTGTCGTTGAGGGTATGCCAGTACCAGAACTTAGCAGAAAGAAGCTGCTGCTTAATAAGCGAAAAGCTATGTTGATCGAAAAAGAAAATGAACTTCTGGAACTCATGAATCAAGCGGAAGAATATATAAATAGCATTGAGAAGAGCGAACTAAGAATGATGTTTAGATTTTATTACATTGATGGCATGACGTGGCTACAGGTAGCACATAAGATGAATCAGTTACACCCTAAAAGGCGAGTAGCTTATACGGAAGACAGCTGTAGAATGAGAAATACAAGATTTTTTCAAGAAAATTAGAAAATGTTCGGTTACGTTCGCAAAAAATAGGCTAATATATAGGCTAGAGCGATTAGATGAAGTGATACTTCATAAATGTTCCTTTTTCTTGCTAATAAAAATACGTACAAAATACGCATAAAATTATTGACTTATACGCATTTTGTACGTATAATAAACATATAAACTAAAAAAAGGAGAGTTTTTCATGAAGAGAAGAGATTTGATTAAACTCCTTGAAAAAAATGGATGGTATTTAAAACGGAATGGTGGGAACCATGATCTATATACAGATGGTAACAGAATTGAGCCAATTCCAAGACATCCAGAGATTAAGGAGCGATTAGCTAAATCTATTATCAAGAAACTGGGGCTTTAAGCCCCAGACTTGGTGGATTCATGAAAAACAAAAATGAAAAAAGGATCAAACGGCAAGATTTTAGGAGGAATGGAAACATGGCAAAGAAAGTAGCGTATCCGGTTATTTTAAAACCGGATCAAGAAGGGTATTATGTAGAAATCCCTGATTTTGATATCGCTACAGAAGGCGATACAATAGCAGAGGCTATGGAAATGGCCAGAGATGCTATTGGATTGATGGGGATTGATATGGAAGATGAGAAAAAAAGTCTTCCAGAACCAAATTCAAAAGCTCAAAATGTAGAAGCAGGAGACACAGTAACACTTGTAGATGTAGACTTTACAGAGTACAGAAAGAGAGTGGATAATAAAGCAGTTAAGAAAAACTGTACAATTCCATATTGGATGAGTGTAGAAGCCGATAAAGCGGGAATTAATTATTCACGAGTATTACAAGATGCAATTTCTAATATATTAGGAGTTGCGCGTACAACAAAAGGTTAATCAAATCTCAAAATATATTGAATTAAGCACCTTCGGGTGCTTTTTTCGTGCATAAATTTAAGGACCTCTAGCTCAGCAGGTCAGAGCAGTCGACTTATAACCGATCGGTCCAGGGTTCGAGTCCCTGGAGGTCCATTTAAGAAATAAGAAAGAAGGTGGTAATGTGTGAATGAAGAAAAAAACTACATACTTGCAGAGTCTGATTATGTAGCCGGAATGAAGTATAAAGACATTGCTGCCAAGTATGGAGTCTCGATGAATACTGTGAAATCGTGGAAGAAACGATACGCATGGTCGAGGAACAAAAAGACAGAATGCATCCAAAAGGGGTGCACACAAAATAAAAAGGGTGCACACAAAAAAGAAGCCGTTGCGGAGGATGTAAGTCAGGTCGTGATCAACGATGAACTTACCGATCAGCAGCAGCTTTTTTGTTTGTACCAATCCAGAATGTTTAATTATACGAAAGCTTACATGAAAGCTTATCCAGGATGTACTTATGCATCTGCTGCCGTATTAGGAAGCAGGCTTATGAAGAATCCAGTGATCAGAAAAGAGATTGAACAGCTAAAGCAGAATCATATGAACAGGGAACTGTTAAAGCAGGAAGATATCTTTCAAAAGTACATGGATATTGCGTTTGCAGATGTGACAGATTATGTATCGTTTGGGCGAGAAAATATTCAAGTCATGGGCGCTTTTGGTCCAGTAATGGTAGAAAACAAAGAAACTGGAGAGAAGGAAGTTCTCGAAAAAGAAGTCAATACTGTGAAATTCAAACAATCTGAAGAGGTTGATGGAACGTTGATCACGGAAGTGAAGCAAGGAAAAGACGGAGCGAGTATTAAGCTGGTTGATAAGATGAAAGCTTTACAATGGCTTGCAGATCATATGGATATTGCTACAGTTGAACAGAAAGCTAAGATTGAGCAGATCAGAGCTAAGACAGAACAAATCAGACACAGTGAAACTGATACAGGAGAAGATGCTGTTCACTCTTGGATGGAAGCAGTAAAAAAAGCGAGGGAATCAGATGGACAATAGCGTGTTACATGATTTCCTAGTAGAGAATATTCCTTTATGGCAGCAGAACCCGGTTCAATTTTTTGGAGAGGTTCTTTCTTTTTATCCAGATGAATGGCAGAAAGAAGCAGCATTTGCTTTAAGAGATAATCCGAAAGTAACGATAAAATCCGGACAGGGTGTTGGAAAGACAGGATTTGAAGCTGCGACACTGCTGTGGTTCTTAAGTTGCTTTGAAAATGCAAGAGTTGTAGCAACGGCTCCGACACTTCACCAGTTAAATGATGTTTTATGGGCCGAAGTTTCAAAATGGCAGAGTAATTCGCCACTATTGAAAGAAATACTGCAATGGACCAAAACAAAAATATCTATGATTGGCAGCAAAGAACGTTGGTATGCAGTAGCAAGAACAGCAACCACTCCAGAAAATATGCAAGGGTTCCATGAAGACAATATGCTGTTCATTGTTGATGAAGCTTCTGGTGTTGCGGATCCGATTATGGAAGCAATCTTAGGTACTCTGACAGGAGCCAATAATAAATTGCTGCTTTGTGGAAACCCGACAAAAGCAAGCGGTACATTTTACGACAGCCATACATCGGATCGTAAATTATATTATTGCATCACTGTAAACTCCGCAGAGTCTAAAAGAACTAATAAGGACAACATTGATTCTCTGATCAGAAAATATGGAGAAGAAAGTAATGTTGTCAGAGTCAGAGTAAAAGGATTGTTTCCTAAACAAGATGACGATGTTTATATGCCGCTGGAAATGCTTGAGGCATCAATCATCTTGGAAGAGATACCACCGGCTGATATTTGTACTTTAGGAGTTGATGTGGCTCGATTTGGAAATGATGATACAGTGATCGCAAGAAATATGAATAACAAGATCACATTAGAAAAAATCAGACATGGGCAGGACTTAATGAAAACTGTCGGAGATGTTGTTGTAGAGTGTAGGAATATCAGAGAAAAGTTTAAATATAAAAAAACAATATATGTGATCATAGATGACACTGGTCTTGGTGGCGGAATAACAGATCGTTTGAATGAATTAAAATCGGAGGGAAAACTATCAGGTATAGTGATCGTTCCGGTCAATTTTTCTGCTGCCGTTCCAGATAAGAAAGCATCAGAAAAATATCATGATATCACATCTTATGCATGGTCCATATTAAGAGACATGTTAGAAGAAAAAGAAACAATATTACCAAATGACACAGAACTTATCGCACAATTGAGTGCAAGAAAATATGATCTTAGTTCATCGGGAAAGATACGACTAGAATCGAAAAAAGCAATGAAAGAACGCATTGGAGAATCCCCAGACCGGGCAGATGCTGTTGTTTTATCTTGCTACAGAAACAAAATTAAACCAATCAGTGTTCCAACGTCACTTATTGGAACAAAAGATAGTTATTGGAGGTGAAATAGCATTGTATGATGAAATTGGTCGCATCGGTCAAAATCGGTGGGGCGGTAGCTTTTACGAAGAATTTCTTCCAGAGTTGAGAGGTCAACGAGGAGTAAAAGTATATACGGAAATGGAGTCTAACGATGATGTGATTGGAGCAATCATATTTGCGTTAGATACATTGCTTAGACAAGCACAGTTTTCCGTAGAGCCACAGGGAGACGATAAAAAGGATATAGAAGCAGCGGAGTTCGTTGAGTCTTGCATGGATGATATGCAGAGTACATGGACTGACACAGTATCGGAAATCTTATCATTCCTTACATACGGTTGGTCGTATCACGAGATCGTATATAAGAGGAGATCAGGGCGAACAGGAAACCCTAAGACGAACAGCAAATATAACGATGGTTTGATTGGATGGAGAAAGCTTCCTATCCGATCACAGGATTCTTTGTATCAGTGGGAGTATGACGATGAAGATAATCTTATCGGCATGACCCAAATGCCACCGCCAAACTTTGGGCTTTATACGATTCCACTGGAAAAGGCAATTCATTTCAGGACCAGATCCAGAAAAGGGAATCCGGAGGGACGAAGCATATTAAGAAATGCTTATCGTTCCTGGTACTTTAAGAAAGGTATTCAGGAATTTGAGGGAATCGGAATCGAAAGAGATCTTGCCGGTATACCTATGATCACACCGCCAGAAGAAGGGGTTGACTTATACGATCCAAACGATGAACAAGGATCAAGGATGTTAGCATGGGCAAATAGTCTGGTGAGAAATATCAGACAAGACAAGAGTGCTGGTATTGTGTTACCACCTGGATTTAAGTTCGAGCTTGTTTCCACAGGTGGAAGCAGACAAATTGATACGAACGATATCATAAATCGTTATGATAGCCGCATAGCAATGACAACGCTTGCGGATTTTATTCTGTTGGGGCATGAACACACTGGATCATTTGCATTGTCCGATGATAAGACAGAGTTATTTGCTGCAGCGATTGGATCATACCTTGACATTATCTGTGAAGCGTTTAATAACCAAGCGATCCCAAGATTAATTGATCTAAACGGAGAACATTTCAAGGGGATCACAGACTACCCGAAGATGGTTCACGGAGATATTGAAAAGATCGACATGAACAAATTAGCACAGTACATCCAGACGATGGTTGGCACTGGTGTATTGATCCCAGACGACGAATTGGAAACATATGTTCGAGAAGCCGCTAATTTGCCACCAAAGGTAGCTAACGATGAAAGATTCATTGATCCGGACAGAGAAGATCAGCAGACAAACGATCTTGGATCACAGGGAAATAATGTACATCCAGAGGACAATCAAGACGTTGCCGAAGATGATGGGAAGGTACAAGAAGCCAAAAAACGTTTAGGAAGGAGCTGATTATATGTTCCTATTCCGAAAGGTTAAGAAGAGAGTACCAAAGACACCCAATGAAGTTAAAGAAGCGTTGGAGAGGTACTTAGCGAACAGCAGTCCTCAACTTGTTAAGTGGTTAGTAAGTTTCTGGAAGAATCAGCAAACAGTTTTGACATTTAAGGAGATCAGAGAAGCAATTCAAGCTGGCTCGATCTCCAAAGAGACTGTAGAAGCGTGGCAACAGGACTATTCAAAGGTGGTTTCTGAAAAGATTGCTCCAGAAATGGTCAAAGCCATGAAGGCAGCAGCGGCGAACGAGAATAAGCTCAAGGGCATTGATATTGGATATAAATTTGATGCTGATCACTGGGCTGTTTCTGATTGGTTGGAGAATCATACAGCTGAGTTAGTAACAAACTGTACCAGAGTACAGAAAGATGCAATTCAGTCGATGATCGAACTGGGGATCAGATCACACATGAGCGATGATGAATTATCCCGATTCATACGCCCTTGCATTGGATTAACCAAGCCGCAGACACAGGCGGTAAAGAAGTATTACGAAACGATCAAGGCAGAGCTGGAGAAGAAACACCCTCGAACGAAGCCAGAGAAGATCGAACAGATGGCAAGAGATAAGCAAGCGAAGTATGCAGAACGTCAGTTAAGGGAAAGAGCAAAGACGATCGCACAGACCGAAAGAGCATTTGCCTATGAGTATGGCAGATACCAGCATACAAAGAATCTTGTCGATCAGGGTATATTACCACCACAGGACAAAAAATGGTCCGCAACGGACAGTGAGAATACATGCAGCACATGTAGAGAACTGAACGGAAAAGTTGTTGGAATGGACGAAGAATTTGCCCCAGGTAAGATACTTCCTCCGCTTCATCCGAGGTGTAAATGCTGTGTTATGTATGTCAATTCAAAATCTATGGCTGCAGCGTATGAAACAGAAGAAGATGAACTGCGAGAGTACAGCACAGAGGAAATAGAGACTCTTGCTAATAAAATGTCAGAGATTGCAGATAAACATCTTGATCTTGAAAGCTCATGGAGTGGAAAGGTCGTAGTTGATGATGATTCTGGTGTTTATGGTATCCAGTGGAACGGAGATATTATAACCAGACATGAAACAGCCCCACATATTTTGTTACATGAACAGTTACACGCTAGATCAGTTACAAAATATGATCGTAAAATGTATAAACAGTATGAGAACATGGAAGAGGGTTCGGTACAGTTTGCAGCACAGGAGATTAGCAAGAAAGAGAATATACAAATTCTTGAATCACAGTACGATCATATGACAGAAGCTTTAAGAAATATAAATAAAGTTGCTGGGTTATTTAAAAATGATTATGATTTTGCAATGAAGCTTATTTCTGTTCCGTTACCAGATAGGTATGACTGGCTGAATAATATGATCTATGATAAAATGATGTTATCAGGAAATATTGAAGATTATCAGAAGGTATCGCACTGGATGGAGGCTTTAGAAAATGGAAAAACATCTTGAATTAAAAGAAAGATTCGATCAGCTAATGAAACAAGATATGGATGTATCAGAACACGAACAAGAATGGTTTGAATTACTGGACGATATGCATGAATGGTTAAAGGATAAGACAATTCCGAGAAATATTCGTAGGCAGTTTGAACCTTTAGGGATGTTAGAAGTAACTATGAAAATCTGTGACGGAATCCATTACGCAAATGGAACTGGACGATATGCAAAGAAAGAAGAATGATGAAGTACAAAGCAATAGAGCAGACAGTTCAGGCAGTGCAGATCACACCCGATATTGAGATGATCGCCCCTGACTGGCTTGCTAAGAAAATGAATACCGAAGAAATTATGATAGAT